TGTAAATGCAAACGGTTTAGTTTCTGAATTCTCAACAGTAGAAGAAGAAGCGACAGACGTTGAATCAGAAATGAAAAGCGAAATCTTAACAGAGGTTGCAGAAGTAATGAGAAAAACTTTAGAAGCGACATTCGCTAAGATTGAAGAATTAACTGAGGAAGTTAAAAAATTGAAAACGGAAAAAGAAAGCAAGTTTTCAGCAACTGCAAAAGTAGGAGCAAACAAAGAAAGTAAAATGACAATTTCACAAATGATTAATAATAAAAAATAAGATGAGCAAATTAAAAAACCAATTAAAAGAAAAATTTGATTACGATGTAGCATTGATCCCAGCGTGGACAGATAATACAATGCCTAACGTAATTACTGACTTGATTGAGAATTCTACATTCCTTTCAAAGTTAACAGTTGAAGAAGGTGTTAAAGGAACAAAAGAAATTGCTCTTTTAAATTCAGATATTGCACTTCAAGCGAAAGTAGCGTGCAGTCCTTCGCCTGATGGTTCTGTAATCTTCACAAAAGAAAACTTAACTACTGTACCTTTGTACATGGGTATTGAGTTCTGTAATGAGGATTTAAACGGTAAAATGACACAAGTATTGAACGTGTTAGGATTGAAAAGACAAGATGGTCAATTACCAGCTGCTTTAAATGAGATCTTAATGGCTTACTTGATGAAACAAGCACAACGTAAAGCACAAAGATTAGCAGTGTCAGGTGATACAACTTCTTTAGATGCTGAATTAGTGTTAATGAATGGTTTAAGACACCGTTTAGTTAATGATGCTGATGTATTAACTTATGATGCAGCAGATGCTACAATGACAGATTCAAACGCATATACACAAGCATACGGTGTTTACAAGGCTATCCCTGCTGAATTGTTTGATAACGGAATGGAAGTTGCTATCTACACTGGACGTACAGAAGCACAAAAAATCATCGCTCAATGGAATACTTCAAATCCTTACGATAGAATTGTATTCACAGAGGAAGGAGCATCATTGTCTTTCGTTTTACCACAAACATCTGTTAAGGTTGTAACTTTACCTGAATTAAACGGTAAATCTGAAATGTATGCTATTCCTTTGGCTTTAGTATTCTTAGGTGTTGATTCTCCAGAAGATATGTCTTTCGATGTTAAGTACAACGAATACACAGATCAATTGAAAGCAGAAGCATCTTTCAGATTAGGTATTGCTCACGTTTGGGGACAATATTTCGTTAGATTACATTTATTAAATTCTTAATTTATAAATTATGTGTGAAATACTAGAGGGTAAAAACTCAGTATGTGATTCAGTAGGTGGTATTCAAAAAGTAGTCGGTTGGAACACAGCCGACGCTACTACCACCGAAGCGAATGGAACTATCTCAGCACTTTCATTAACTGGAGGAAAATACGGACACGTTTTCTTTATCGAAATGGAAACTGCGAAATTCAATGCTAACCGTATTGGAGATAGAAAAAACCAAGCAATCGCATACGAGCAATCAGGAACAATGTACTTAGCGGGTAATACTGCAACAGACATTGCTAATTTAGAAGCGTTAGAAATCGCTAGAACTACTTTTGCAATTGAATTAAACGATGGAACATGGGAAGTTTTCTTTTTGAAAAACGGAGCAATGGTATCAGGTGTTAGAGATTCAGGTCAGGCTTACGAGGATGCTAACGGTAATACGTTAACATTATCAGGCAAAGAAAAGAATAGACCTTACAAAATTTCTAGTGCTTTAATTGATGCAATTTTAGATCCAGTATCTTAATTTTAAATAATTAATTAAAATTTAAAACCTTGTTATTAATTTAACAAGGTTTTTTTTTGTAATTTTACAATATGTCAATATCAATAACAAAAAATTCTTTAAACGTAATAGCATTAACTTTGTCTGAGTTAGAGGATTCTAGTTTGGCGGTTAATTGGTTATTTAGATTTATTCACGAACAAGGTAGGCACGACAGTTTTGTTTATCTAGATGACTTAAACGCATCAACTGTTAGATATAATTTATTCAACTTATTAGAAGGAACAGATATTACTTTCACTAAGTTAGGGAGTTATATTTATGAAGTTTATCAAATGCCTAACGGCGGTAGTTTAGATTATACTTTAGGGATAAGATGTGAGATTGGTAAAATGAATGTAAAAGATAGTATAATAGTTGTGCCTAATTCATTTGAGCCAACGATAATAGCAAATATATATGGTGGGGAAACAATCAGCTAGTTATAACGAATTTAGAGAAGTACCATTAATTGAACCTAGTGAAGTAGTAACTAGAGAAGGTTGGGTGAAATGGGGTGCAGACAATCTTTATCCACAATTTTTATGGAAACTTTATTATGAAAGTCCTATTCATGGCGGTGTGGTGAATTCAAAAGTTACTTACATTACAAGTGGTGGATTAAAATATAGTGGTTCTGAAAATTGGGAAGAGATTAATAAAAATGGAAGATCTAAATATACGTTAGATGAATTAGTGGAGCAGTTTGCTATTGATCAAGAAGTTTCAGCAAGTTATTATATTTTATGTAAGTACGATACTTTAAATGAGATGTGGAGTTTAGAACATATCCCATTTGAATTGATACGAGTTAACGAAGCAGAAAATATATATTATTATTCTGAAAATTGGGCGACATCAAGACAAAACGATAAGACTAAATTTAAAACATATACAAGTTTTTTCAATAGAACAAGTGAAACAACTGAATGTCTTTTGTGTGTTAAAGATAAATCTAGACAATATACATTAGAACATAACAAGTTAACAAGCGGTTACTATCCTATTCCTTCTTATAGTGGTGGAATAGATGCAATTTTAACAGATATTGAGATTAACTTTTTCAGATTATCGGAAGTATTCAATGGTTATAAAGGTGGAACAATCTTATCACTTAACAACGGTGTACCTTCATCACAAGAAGAACAAGATCAGATAGTAGATAGTTTAAAATTAAGTGCAACAGACAAACGTAAACAAGGTGGAATTGGTGTAACTTTCTCGGATGGTAAAGATAGAGAGCCGAGTATTGTACAATTAAACGGTAATGATTTAGATAAACGATATATTGCGACTGAAAGTGGATTGATGCAAAAGATTATGATCTCGCATAGTGTTATAAATCCAAAATTGTTTAGTGTTATGCAAAACAATTCTTTGTTTGATTCTAATTTAGAAGCTGATTATAAACTGTTTATTAATACATATGCTAAACGCAGACAAAGAAATATTGTTGATAGTTTGAACTATGTTTTAGCACAATTAAATGGAATGACTGGAGAAATAGAATTTAACGAATATGATTTATTTGTAAAGCCTATCGAACCAATACAAGTTGCAGAACCAACTACATTCTCAGCAGATAAATCAACGGATGAAGTTTTAGAACATTTTAAAAATTGTGGATCATCAAAAAAAGGCATCACAATTCTACATTCTGACGAGTTTAAATTTAATTCTGATGATGAAATTATAGATACTTTCTTCAAAGATTCATTTGCAAACGTAACAGAAACACAAGGACGTATTATAACGATGTTACAAAATGGAGAGTCTTACGATGCTATTGTTAAGGCTTTAGATTTAAAACCAATTGAAGTTACACAACAGATTTTAAAGTTACAAAATTTAGGTTATCTTGAAGGTGGGAAGCCAACAAGTAGAGGACTTAAAGAAACTGCAACGAGAGAAACTATTTCAGTTGTTTATTCATACGAAAAAAGACCTGATGCACCTGACTTAGTTAAAGGTGGTAAGTCTAGACCATTCTGCGAAACATTAGTAAGAATGGATAAAGTATATTCAAGGAGCGAAATAGATTCAATCAGCAACGCAATAGGTAGAGATGTTTGGTATTATAGAGGTGGTTGGTATCACAATCCTGACACAAATAAAAATACTCCTTCATGTCGACACTATTGGAAACAAAACGTAATAATTAAGTAATATGAGCAACGCTTTTTTAATTTCAGCATACAACCTTAAAGAACTTTCTTTGATTCATGGTAATGTAGAGGATAGTATCTTAACTCCTACTATTCGTATTGTACAAGACACAGTTATTGAGCCTATTATTGGAACTTCTTTATATACTAGATTGCTAGAAGGTATAGACGCAAATGATCTAAATGTTGATGAAGTACTATTAATGGATAGTTATATCATTCCTGTACTTGCGATGGGGTGCAATTTAGAAACTGTTTTAAATACAACTTATCAAATTAGAAATAAAGCAACGGGTGTAACGAACGATGAATGGCTAAAAGGTGCTAGTGAAAGCGAAATTAATCGTATTCAAGACAATTTTAGAAGTAAATTAGAACATTATAGACAGAAAATAATTAACTATCTAAAATTTAACTCAGGTAAATACCCCGAATACAACGATTATTTTAGTTCTCCTGATGCTTTCTTTGATTGTTTGACATTTGGAACGGAAGGAATAGCACCTGATCGAGGACAACCAAAAGTAAATATATCATTTAGATAATGAAAAGTAGTTTAAATAGAATAAACAAGGAATTAAAAGCCATTTCTGATAGTCATTTACAAGTGAATGATTACCATTGGGGTGATTTTGTAGAGGCTATAAATGTTAAAACGGTTAATTATCCTTTATGTTGTTCATTTGCACAAGGAAATAGTTTTGCTAAAAACACTATTCCGTTACAATTAACTATTGTTATTGCTGATAAATACCTTAAAAACCAAAGAGAGGGCAATTTAAACGATGTTGAAAGCGATACTTTACAGATTGCTAGGGATTTTTACGAAGTTATCAATAGTTCTCCTAGATGGAATAGTTTAGGACGTGTTGATTCTGCAACGTGTAGCAAGTTTTTAAACAAAGGAGCAGACGAATGTGCAGGGTGGATATTAACTATTGGATTTACATTAAGAGATTCAGCAAGTATTTGCGATCTTCCTATGCAGGGATATGATTTCGAAATCAATTCAAATATGCAAATATGTGCAGATGTAATTATAATTAATTCAGATAATACATTTAGTTATGTTGCTTCAAGTGGTGATACTTACATACTTCCTGACACAACATTTACTGTTAATTTTAATGGTGTTTTTAAAGAAACTTTCTCAATACCTACTTTAGGATGAAAAACTATATAAATCCATTAGCATTTACAGATGATCTTACAGAATTAGAAGATAATGATTTAATTTTAGCTCGTGATTTAAGTAATAGTAAAAAAAATACACAGATTACATTTTCTAATTTAAAAGCATTAATAAATGGAAATGTAAATAATAGTATCTTAAACGGTGGGATAAACAACATAGACGAAGATGTTTCACAATTAATAGGCGGTTTAAACGGAACTTCAAAAAATTCAAACACAATAAACAATGGCTAACGAAACAAGACGAATAATAATTAAAAAAGGAACGAGTATTGCAACTATTCCAGCAAGTTCAGATCACACAGATGGTACTTGGTTAAGTACAGATATTTATATAGGTGAATTCTATATGAATACTGTTAATGGTAAAATATACACAAGAACTACAACGGGAATAGAAGAAATAATTTATGATGTTGCAGATTTTGAAGTGTTAGCAAATAAAGCAACTGATTTTACTACTATAAACAACACTAAATATCCAACAACTCAGGCAGTTGAAAATCAAATAAATTCTAAGTTAGTTTTAAGCAACTATTGGACTGTTGCAAGTTCAGAAATTCAAAGAGGTTATAGAGCTCAACATAATTCAACAACGGTAATAGCTGAAAATATAGCAGCTGGAACATTGATAGGTACTGCTACTGCTGTTTCTGTTACAAATACATCAATGCAAACTAAAAAGACACGTTTGAAAATTGGTGTATCAACTCCAGCTGCAAACGGGCAATGTGGCTATAGGTCAACTTCTGCATTCAATATTATAGATATGGGATGGAGAATGTGTGTGGGTTTTGGTATTTCAGATACCGCTTACAATTCAGGTGCTAGACAATTTTATGGAATGACTTCAAACACTGGTTCGTTAGGTTTAACATCTGGTGTAACAGTTGAAAGTTTAACTAATATTGTAGGAATTGGTTCTGATGCTTTAGACACTAATTTACAAATATTTCACAATGACGCTACTGGAACTGCAACAAAAATTGATTTAGGCTCTAATTTTATAGCAAATAGAACCGCTGGTGCAGTTGCAACTGATTTCTTTGTTTTTGAAATGTATAATCCTTATAATTCTAACAATGTATATTATAAAGCTACTTCCTTAGAAAATAATGTAACAGTTGAGGGTACTATTACAACAAATTTACCGAGTAATACAACACCTATAACTATTCAATCTTGTAGAACTTCTGGAGCATCTTCAAATGCTTGCAGTTTTGACATTAGCCAATTAACTTTAAATTGTTTATCATGATAACAGTAATACAAGAAATAAGAGGAGATTACACTTATGTAGAAAGTAGTTATCTAAATATTATTAAAGTAGGTAATGAAGTATTAAACGCTAATGTAT